GCTGCCCCGTAGCCCTGCTGCCCAGCCTGCAGCGCCGCCTGCGTGGCCGGGGTGAGTGCGGTGTTCCACTGGCTGTTGAGCAGGTTGCCGAGATACTGCTCACTCCCCAGCGCAGCCTGTGACTGTGCCACGCCCTCTTGCACTCCCTGCCGCGAGCCGCCGAACGCGCCCGCCTGATTGGCGCCGACGCCGATGTTCTGCAGGTTCTGGTGCAGCTGCTGCTGCATCAGCTGGTTGGTCGGGTCGATCACGCTTGAGGTGTATGGCGACATCAACTGCTGGGTGTTGGCGCCGACCTGTCCGGCGGTGAGCGGGCCACCCTGCAGGTAGCCGCCAAGCAGCCCCTGCGCGGGCTGCATGACGTTCTGCTGGTAGTTGCCATACAGCTGGTTGGTCAGCGCGTTGGTGGCGCCTGGGGTTTCCGACTGCAGGTTGGGCAGCACACCCTGCCACTGGTTGGCGGCGGCCTGGTTCGCGGCCGTGGTGCCGCCCTGCATGTTGGCGATCTGCTGATACGCCTGCGTCGTGGCGTCCGGCGTGCCGGCCACGATCTGGCCAGAATATCCATCGTACGGCCTCTGAGCTAACCCCTGCGCTGTCCCTACCGCCCCCTGAGCCGCGCTGGATAACCAATCAGGAATCGAAGTCCCTGTGTTTGATGCCTGCTGGGTGGTGCCGCCACCAGTGGACTTGCCGCCCATTACACCTCTCCCACCAGCGGCTTGTAGAAGCAGAACGAATGCGGCTGCGGGCGCCAGCCTGTAGGGGCCGCAATCCGCCCCCAGCCGGAACGGCCGGTCGCAGTAGCCATGGTGCAGCCGTGCTCGATGCCGAACGGCAGCACCTCGTGCTCCAGCGCGAGGCAGGCTTGTTTCTCGCCCGCGATCAGCCAGAAATGAATCGCCGAGAAGCGTGGGAAGCGATGCACCTCGCTGACAATGACGCCGCCTTCGTTCTCGAACAGCTGCGCCCGGCCTTCGCGGATCAGCCCGACCACATCGGCCAGACTATGGGTATCGCCGGCGTAGTTCAGCGCGCGCTCCAACCGACGTGCCTTCTCGCTGCCGGTCATGTGCGCGGCACCGCCGCTGTCGAGAGCGCGCCGGTGTTGTCCACGGACAGCCGCCACGCGCTGCCGTTCGGCGCGATCAGCATCACCGCGTTGTAGGTCGGAATGCTCGTTGCGTCAGCCTTGCGCGACAGCGCATCGGCCACCATCGCCAGCCGCTGATCCATATCACCGGAGTACGGGGCAATGAACGGAGCGGGTGCGTGCGCCATCTAACGCTTGCCCCCTGGCTTCATGATCAGTCGCGGACGCCCGACCGCGAAGTCACCATCTGCCAGCGCCTCCACCCGCATCTGCGCGGTGCGGCCCGACCATCTCATATCCATGAGGCCGTCATGTACCGCGGTATAGAGCCCGGTGTCGTAGGCGTTCGCCGTGTCCATCGGCTGCTCGCTGACCATGAACGAGTAGCCCAGCATGTTCGCGGTATCGCTGGTGTAGTCTGCTACCAGCTGGGTGACGTTGTAGCGCTGATCGCCCTCGCCCAGCGTGATCGCACCGCTCTCGGCATAGACCGATCCAGTGGCCGCGCGCGGCGCGCCATTGTCACTCCAGCCGTATTCATGAAGGAACAGCGAGCCGCCGCTGCCGGCGCCGAGAAACTGCCAATCAACACTGCCGTCGGCGATGGGGGCGGTGACGGTGACCGTGGCGCCCAGCGCCACACCGCCGGTCAGGGTGGCGGCCGAGATCGTCACGTTGAGCGCGGCGATCGACACGATGGTGGCACCCGCTGGGATGCCGGTGGCGGCAATCGGCATATTCGCCGCCATGCCCGTGGCTGAAGTAACCGGAATGACGGTCACGCCAGCGGCCACCGCAGCGGTGGTCGTGGTGGTGATGGCGCCGGTGCCGGTCGGGCCACCGGACGCAGCCGAGGTGCCGGCTACGGTGCAGACATAGACGTTGGCGCCGTTCACCACGGCATTACCCACTGCATAGGCGTAGCCTGCCTGCCATGCCGGCGGCGGGCCGCCCAGCACCGGATTGTCGGCGGTGCTCGCTGGATCCGCCGCAGTGCGGTGGCGCGTGCCGATGATCCACGAGCGGCTCGCCACCACCGCGCCGAGCTGGTTGGTGGTCATGCCGGTGAAGTTCACCCCGAGATAGCGATTGCACTCGGTGTTGTCCTGATCCGGCCAGTCCCACCACATCTCGGCGAACGGGGGATTTGGCGAGCCGAAGATGCGTCCGACATAAGCGCGGTTGACCAGCGAGTAGAACCAATCCTCGACCTCGCACGGAATCGGCGCGACGCTGCCGGCCCACTGCCAGAACGTCCTGGCACCGGGCCAGATCACCGTGCTGCCGATGGCGACCGGCGAACGCTGCGAGATCGGCCCGCAGCCCGACGCGATCTGCACGATGCCGTACGCGTAGGGCGGCCCGACATACGTCATCATGTGCACATCGTGGCCGGTAAAGATCAGCACGCCGGAACTGACCTTGACCGTGCACATCGCGGTGCTCTGGGTGACCAGCTGCTTGCTGCCGGCCAGGTTGGTCACGGCGGGCGCCCAGACGGTGTAATTCTCCTGGTCACTCCAGGCGACCATACGCGGATCACCGCCGGCGCCGATCAGGCCGACCTGGCGTTGGTCGGTGACGAATACACCGCGGTTCATGGTCGGCGCTTCGGCGATCAGATCGGGCGCGGTCGTGGGTGTGGTGGGCGACCAGTGATACAGGTGCCCGTCCTGCGTGGGCACGAACAGCAGATCCTCGCCGAACGTGGCGAGGCTCCACATGTCGCCCTGGTTGGCGGCGATATCCACCACGCCGATGTCGGCTGAATCGCGTGAGGTGCCGTAGGTGTCGGTGCCGTAGTCGCCGAGGCCGTAGCCGGTCAGCGGGCCAGGCAGATCGAGCGATCCGACGCCGCTGGGCGTGATATCGTACAGCACCTGGGTGTCGAAGCGATAGGCGTACAGCTTGGTATCGGTGCCGATCGCCGCCCAATGCACAAAGGTGTTGTCGTGCCAGGTGAGCACATCGCGCGGCAGTGCGGTGGTGGTGGTGCCGGGGATCGCGACGTTGCCACCGATCGGCTGCAGCAGCCCCTGGCGGAAGCGGATGTTGTTGGCATCGAACCACCTTCCAGGCGTGGCCTCCGGCGTGGCCATGCGCGCGACACCGGGCGGTGGTGCCTGGGCAACGCGCGGCATGTCAGGCTGCCGTCAGCCGGCGCATTGGCACCCCGCCACGCAGCGGTGCGGACAGGCGCTGTCGCTGTGGTGAGGCTGCCAGTGCTGTGGTTGCCGCCTGGCTGCCGGCATAGATGATCTTGGTGCAGACTAGCACCGGGTTCAGCACCCAGAACGGAGAATTTGAGCCACCGAGTGACACGCCATGCTGGTGCGCGCCGTCGGCGTAGATGCCGAGTTGCAGATTGCCGCTGTAGCCGGCGGTATGGGCGTGCAGCCCGGCGGTGCTGAGATTGTGCCCGTGCGCGCCCTGGATGTCGGTCTGCAGGGAGACATCGACCGAAGCCACACCGCCGGTCTGCGGAAAAGGCCCACCGCCGCTGAATGACGGATAGCGATAGCTGTGGCTGTGTGCGCCCTGCACGTCGGTGGTGTGGATGTGGTTGCCCTGTTGGTCGATACTGTGCGTATGGTTGCCGCCGACTGCGGTGGCACCGGTGTGGCTGTGGTTGGGGACGCCGTCGGACATAAGCGAGATCGCCGGTAGGTTGGCTTGCGAGATATTCTGCTGCAGGAAACCGGTGATCTCCGCGAAGCTGAAACCGCTCGTGTTGCCATTCACGTCAGTAACAGTCCCTGGGCCAACGCTGCTGCGCCCCGGCGTGGGCGGGAGCGCGAACGTGGTGGACCCGTCGCCAGCTCCCCAGTAGGTGCTGATGACAGCGAACAGCGCCGCGTAGGTCACTCTGGAGATCAGGCGGCCGTCGCAAATCAGGAAACCTGGGGGTGCATTCGGCCCGGCAAAGTCCAGAATCGCGCCGATCGGCATCGCGTAGGCGAGGAAGGTGTCGATGGTGGTGGTGTTCTGGTTCAGCAGACTCCCCCATGTGTCTCTTGAGGCGCCAACGGTCGGCAGGGCTAAACCGAAATTGGGTGTCGTGCTTCCGCTCACGTAACATTCTCCCGTCGATCTAGGGTCTGTTGCTGGCGGAGTGCCTTATACCTTGCGTAGT